AATGGCTTGTGGGCGCCAGCCAGACCAGAAAGCTGGTCTGGGATCAACATCAAAAAGCGCGTTACGGCTGCGTGGATGGTGTTTACCGGAAAGGCGGACGTGCTTGTGTGGGGTGAGCAATGAAAGCATGGATTCATAACAAAATTAGAAATAACGAAGCGGCTACGATCAGCCTCGCACTACTAGAACAAGGATTGCCCGATGAGGTTCCTTCGCTGCGATATGTGCAGCATTGGGTCAACGGCGTGTGCAAAGAGTTGGGGTGTACGGCCACGATTTATCCAGGAGGCGATGTTGTTACTTTTTATCCTGTGGGTGAGCAATGAGCATGGGCATTGTGCGGTTGAGAATGAAGGCGAAAGAGGATCGCGGTCAAGCTTGTCTTAAATACATGGAGACAAGAACCTCGCTCGTCACGCTTAAGGAATTGGCAAGCAAGCTGGGTATGACAACAAAAGCCATATCCAATTCATTGATGCCCCTACTAGATCAAGGACTAATCAAGCGTGAACTTGTGAAGCGTCAGTCTGTCATTTCTAACAAGCCAGGATGGGCATATGGCTACTACATCACAGAAAGAAAAGACAAGGTGAAGAAAATCAAAGCACCTAAGTTTCAGTACCACAACCCGTTCAACTTAGGCGCCAGGCCATGACCGATGACGAGTTAATCGGCATGATACGCAGCGCGGCGACTGAACAGTTGCCGATCGCTGTCATGACCGTCAAGGAGATGCGACAATTCGCGCAACAGGTAGCGACGGATTGCTTTCTGATCGCTGCCATACCCAACATGACGCCCAAGGACATCATGCGCGTCATTAAGGATCGCTATGACCTCCCGACTTAGTTTATGGCAGGCTAAACTTAAAGCCGCTAAAGCCGAGCAGCATCAGCACGAGAAAATGTTGCGGCAGCAATACCGCGCACTTGAGCGCATACAAAAGCAGATTACCGAACTGGAGAACAAAATTGAGTATGAACTGGCGAAAGCTCAACAAAGAACTGGCGCTTATGACAGAGGATCAGGTGTTGAGTTTGCTTAATGAGGAACGCGCAGGTGCCAAGCGCATCTCGATACTGGAGCGCCTACACCAGCGCTACACGGCGATGCGTACGGCACGCGAGCGTATGGAGTTGCTGAAGGAAGCGAGAGCGCTCTAGCGCTTCTTTGAGTAGAACAGCGTCCGGTCGCCAAAGAGATAGAACCCTACGGCGGCTGCGAAGTTGTCCACAGACTCGGACGATTGCCCGTTGAGCTTTAGCGTCGCCCATGTTGTAAGAACGATGAGTGCTACGCCTGGTCGCATCAGCCGCACAATCGCCTCGACCCACGGGTAGGACGGGTTAGCGCCGCCTGCGTCGTTCATCGCCTTGAACATGTTAAGGTCTAGTTCGCGCATCCGCACGTACTCGGCGATGTTGGTTGGCTTATAGCCGTCTGTCTGTATAAACCGACCGATCAGTGATTTACCAAGATCGACGGCCAGTGGGCCAAACGCAGCAAGGATCGTCAGCGGGTCCATTAGGGGTAATACTTTCGGTCTAGTTCAAAGTGTGGACCGTCTTTAAACGTGCGCCAATCGCCGCCCCACACGATAGCAATACCTAGCTCGTTAGCGGCAGCTTTCATGGCGTTGGCGATCTTGGCGTACAACGGCCATGACCAATCAACTTGATTGTCTACCCATGCGCCAAGATCGACCGCATGGCCTGTGATGTGGCGGCTGTTAAGGGTCTGGCTAGCACCAGACGCTACTAAAGTCTGTTGGCGCTCGGGCGAGCGCAAGCCCTCAAGGACCGTAAAGTCTACGGGCGTCAGATCAATCGCGCGCTCAACAACGCGCACGAGATCAGGGTGAACGCCTTGCAGACGTTCGATAGACCTTTTGCCTAGCTTAAACACCTAAGAGCTTCTTAAAAAAAATAGCAGCAGCGCCAGGGCCAAGCAGCACAGCGACCATGACGGCGTACATCAGGTACTCTAAGCGCTTCATCTTGTTTGAGCCATCATCGAAGCGCTGCTCAACGCGCCCGAACGACTGTTCAATTGACTTGTACCGCTCTGCACAGACCGCCTCGTGAACAGTCAATCGCGTATCCACATCGTGCTCCATGATGACCCTTACCTATCAATCAATGAGTGCGTTTTCGCTAGGTTCCGATGCTAGCGCATTAATAGACGTCGTTGTCGCCCCACTTCTTATAAATCCCGCCGCCCGTTGAGCGGCTTTGTTTTTAAATGATGATGGATCGCTAATAATCTTTAACACATTGTTGCGCTCTTGCGCTGGCAACTTTTCTAACAGGTTCTTTGCGCCTTGGGGTGACTGCATAGCGTCTGCCAAGATTTTCATGCTCTTACTACCTATTGCAGTTTGCAATTCAGCAAGCGTCTTGTTTGTTGCAGTTGCCCAGAAGTTTAACAGTGAAGGTAGGCGAAACTTTGATGTGTTTTCCTCTAGTAGGGTTGCTAGCGCTTTCTGGCCGTCAGACGCTTGCTTACTAGAAGCTAGTTGATTGACGCGCTTCGTCGCCAACGACTGTAGCGTTGATATGGTGTTCTCGCTCAGTTCCGTAGCGATGTTGTAGTTGCCGGGGCCAAGGAACTTTTCAACAACGTCAGGCGCTTCGTTTTGCACTAGACGCACAAACGCGTCTTTGTCCGTCTTCCATAGCCTAGCAGCTTCGCCGGTCAATTTAGTCTCAGCGATCTTTTGCATACCTTTAGAAAACTCATCAAGGTACTCACGGTAGCCCTTGCCCCCCGCCGCTTCGATAGCGTTGATCAGTGTTGGCTTTAGCTCAGACGTTACCTTAGCTGCCAAGTTGCGCTGCGTCGTAGCGTCAACGCCCGGACGCAATTGTTGCACCGCAGCGTTGATGGAGTTCTTACGAATAGCGTCTAACGCTCTTGCGTCAATGATGCCGCCATTCTTAGTCCACTGAGCGATGTCGTTGGCGACGTTCTTAGCCGCGCCACTAAGCAAATCGTTGCCTGCAAACTCAGGGTTGTTCAACACACCGCGAATTTGTCCTACGATCTCATCGCCTTTGAGCGGCTTAATGCCCGCCGCCCGTAGACTGTCAGCCGCAGACTGAGCAAACCTTGCGCCTTGACCTAGATCGAGCGACGCCTCTGCTGCCCTTGACGCCCATTCGTCAGACATTTGCGCCAGTTTGCCGGGGTAAGTAAACGTTGCGGCCCAAGTGTTTGAGTAGCCTGGCTGCACCTTAGCAGGGGCAAAACGTGAGCCTGCGGGTATGCCTGCTTTGATTTCTTGCAGCCGCGCTGCTGCTGCCGCATGATCGCCAAGGTCAATCAATCGGCGCACCTCTTGCACCTTCGCTGCGGCCTCAGCGCTTAACTTACCGGCCTCAGCCTCATACTGTGCGACTTGCTGACCAAGGTTAGCGCGGTTCAACGCTGCTTGACGTGCAGGACTTGTGATGTCGCGCAACGTCTGTTTCATAAGGTCCGTCGTAGCGCGTACGTCCGTAGCGGTCGCACCGCCTGCCAGTTTCGCCAACGCGTTAACACCTTCGTCGTGGCTCATTGTGGCAAACTTATTTAAATACTGAGCACCTGATTGGCTTTGCTCTAGTGAATTTTTAACAAGTGCTTGCCAAGTTGGGTTTTGAATCTTAGCCGTAATCTCTGCAACGCTAGCGTTGGGCGGCGCGTTTCGTAGTATTTCTAACGTCTGTTCCAAATCAGCGCCCAATGATTGGCGGGCTACAGACGCTGCTTTGTTTTGCGGTAAGTTTTTAAAATCTACAACTTTACCGAACGTCTTACCGAGCAACGGCCCAACAACGCGGCCGCCTGACTCATAAGTTCCTCCCTCAAGGACGTTTTTAGCAGGTTCTAATGCAATTGCTGAACCTTGGCGTGGCTCTTTACCGCCAAGATAAACATCACCTAACTCAAGCGCCTCTTTAGCAATTCCATACCCTAACCCCGCCCCGCCTACAACACCGGGAGGTCCAAGCGGCGCACCTAACAAAGCACCGCCTGCTGATCCTAGCGCCTCAATCGTAGGTGCTACGTAAGGTCTAATACTTTGGTACATACGCTGCCCTGACGTCAATTCCTGACGAGGTGCCGTTGGCATCCCTTCGCTGCGCGGCGCAGGGGAGGGCTGTAAACCGACCTTAGCATCAAAATCTGCGCGGGGCATATCTGAGTAAAACTTTTTATACAGCGCGTCTGCAAGCGCTGCATCAGACATGTCTGAGTATTGCGGGTACTGAGCGCGGATTTCTGCAATCGTAGCCATTATCGGATACCTAATGGGTCAGCTTTTGCGCCGCCAGATGCTGGTGCAGGCGACGGTTTAGACGCGGGCGCTTCAGCTTTTTTAGCGTTGTTAGCAATAAACTTTCGCATATTCTCAAGAATAGTTCGGTTAGCTTCAATCGAACGCGTGGGATCAGACAGTGCCTCAAGCCAAGAACGAAATTCCACATTAGAATTAAGTTGCTGCGCGGACATACCTGTAGCATTTTTGACCGCATTAAGCAACTGATTTCTTGAACTTTGAATAATGTCGCGCTGTGTTTGCGCTTCAGTACCAACAACACGTCCAGCTATCTGACCGGCACCTGTGCCAGCGACATAAGCTAATATGTTAGAGCCTGCACTGCGACGCTCGCTTGTTATTGCTTTACGTCTGTCTAATTCCGTATAAGCTGTCTCTAGCGTATCAAGAATATCGCTAGCTTGTTGTTGACCTTCTTCTTTCTTAGTAGCCGCAGCCGTTGCAGCGGGTGTTTTGCCAGCCAAACCGATTACGCCAAGCGAACCTACGCCCCCACCCCTATAAGTCCTTGCGTCGATAGTAAGCATCTGCGAGGAGTTAGTTGGGTCTTGGATTTGCGTGACACTTGGTGCAGGGGCTTCTTTTGCGTCTCTAGGATTCAACCCTAATATTTGGACAGCAGGCGGCGTCAGAGGCGTCATACCTACAGCTTGCTCAGGTGTAACTAACGTTGGCCTGTTGTTAGGTCCAAGCACCGCAATAGGATTGCGCGGTTGTTGAGGTGGCCGCTGCGCGCTTTGGAACGCTTGGTACCCTTCTGGCGTGGCTGGATAGCCTAATGACGTCATCGTGCGAATAGTCTCAGGCGGCATCGAAGCGCGGAATTCGTTTTCAATTTTGGTTAATAACAACCGCGCCTCAGCTTTAGCGGCTGGCGTATTGATGTTGGACACCATTCTGTAGCGTCGCTCTAACTCTTTAGAAGACGGTGGCGCTGCGGACGTTGGTGTTGCTGCGGGAGGTGGTGCGGCTAAAGCATTGGCTGGCGGCGTTTCAGCAGGCGCGGGCGCGGCGGCTAAAGCATTAGCGGGTGCAGGTGCAGGTGCAGGTGCAGCAGGCGCGGGCGCGGCGGCTAAAGCATTAGCAGGCGGTCCTTCAGTCTGACTTAAATATTGGCTAAACTGATCTTGATTGTCTAATCGTTCTAAGATAGATACGGCTGTTTTTACAAATTCAGGCCGACCCGTTTTAAACATCGCTTGCGCGGCGGCTCTTAAATCAGTCGGTCCACCTTTAGACGCAATAGTTGATTGAATCTGCGCCAACGCTTCACGCTCTTTAATTATTTCTTCCATCTTAAGCGCGTTAAACTGCGCAGCAGACGCCTTGCTGTATTGGTTCAACGGGTCTTGCAATTGGACGCCCTTGTACGACAAGGCGATGTTCGGGTCAACGAGGGCCATGATTAGCCTCCAAAACCTTGAGAATAATACCCACCTTGATAGATAGGCGCAGGTGTTGCTGCTTCCTGTGGGCGCAAAGCGTTCAAAAAGTTCTGACCCTGCTGATAATTCAAATACGTACCAAGACCTTGTGACAATGCGTTTGCGCCACCTACGTACCCCGACGCCCGCGCTTGGGCAGCAGCGCCCAGCGCTTGACCGACGTTGCCTGCCATCGTCTGCCCTGCTTGACCTAGTTGGTTGGTCGCCGTCTGACCTACGCCTGCAAGCGATTGAAGCGGGTTAAGACGAGCGTTACGTTCAGCCTGGTAGCGGTTAAACGCGTTCATATACTCTTGCGACGCTAGACCTTGACCGTACTGTTGCGCGCCTTTTAACATGCCACCTGACAACAAGCCACCTCGCGCGGCTGCCGAGCGTTCTAAGGCTTTCATGCCTTCTTGCATACGGAACGCATAGCCTGGGTCTTGCTGAAACTGTTCCATCCCAAAGGGTGTGTACTCAGTCGCAAGCGGCGTCAGTTTGTTAAGCGCGGTAATACCTGCTTGGCGCCAAGGCTCTTGCAGTTCAACTTGTCGCTCAAACTGCTGCATCTGCAAGTCTGCGGCGCGGTTAGCCGCGTCAGCTTGCGTGCTAGCGGCTTTTTTAGCTGAACTAGAACCGAAGAGTGCGCTACCTATAATTGCTGCGGGTAACATCCAAGCAGCCATAATAATTCTCCTTTATACGCCTGCGCCGAAGTGATGATGAATCATGTGATCTCACGCCCGCTCATGCGTAAATTAACGCCGGTGGCGTTGCTGGCAATCGCCGACACGTAATCACCTGGGTTAAGAATCTGCCCTACAACCTCAGGCCATATATACGTTTCGTAGGGCGCTAACGTTTGTTTACCAATATAGTACGCGTTGCCTACGGAACCACCAGACGCCACAATACTGATCGTAATAACCCGCGCTACAGAATCGTAGTTAGCAGTCGTTAACTTATCAATAATTGTCGTCACAGACAATGGTGCGGTGTAAACCGTTGTGTCTGCGTTCGGAATAATCTGGCCTTCAGCCAGTGTTTTTGCAGTTACAGTCATTTTTTAAACTCCTATACGTTTAATTCCATGCAGGAATGTAGTAAGTTCCTGAACCCGCTGAGTCTGGGCCTGTTCCAACATACATGATACGCGCGCCTAATAAGATCATAGGGTCTGTGTTTGTGTCAGACGCATTTGTACCTAGCCGCGTAATTTGTAAGAAAATGTTATCGTATTTAGTAAAACTTAGCGCAGACCCCCCAAAAGTAAACGTGTAGGTTGTTGGGGTGTACTGAGCGCCCGCAGCTAACGTTTGAGTCTCAGTTTTTTCGGGCGTTACAACAATAGCTGAAGAAGTACCTGTTGATAAATTTACAGTAAGAACGTAATTTCCAGCACTTGTTCCATTAGACCCAACTAAAACTTCAATATTTTGAATACTTCCATTGTTTAACCAATAGGGTGAAGGTATGATACAACTTGCTTTTTGATCTGCGGAAGCGCTGTAGGCTGGACCATTCCATTGCAAACCAAAAGCAACAATAGACATCCCTGAGTCCGCAACAAAATCACCCGCTTTTACGCTGATTTTGTCACGAAGCGCCCATTTATGAGACAGGTAGCGATCCCCCGTGACGTAATCTATTAGATCGCCGTCCCACGTAGATGACCCAGCTAATTGAGCAATACCCCCGCCTTCGCTGTTGTAGTCAAGAAGCATGGTGCCAATCACACCGTTATCTTGTTTGATGGGTCCAACACAATAGTTGATAAGCGTATGGTTAGAAGGTTGAAAGCCAACATTTAAAATTTTCATCGAGCAACCTGAGCCGCCCGCCTGCACAACACCATGAACAGATTGAAATTGAGCGTTATCCGTAGCGGCAATTTGAACTAAAGCGCCGTTGTATACTAACCCAGATACATTGCCAATAAACTGCTGTGTGCTTGGTACAGTCCCAACCGCGCCGTTCCCATCTAAAACCAAACCATTTGCTGGTTGACAAGCAGCGGCTACACCCCATATAAACTCTAACGATTCAATATTATTTTTCATAGAAAAATTAGATACTGAACCTGACGCAGAATTGACAAGAACACCCGCGAACTGAACGTTACGAACTTTTCCATTAAATGTGGCGTATTTCGTATTATCAAGCCAAACAGCACACGCGGCTAAGGTTGCGCCGTCCCATTCAATATTTACCGCACCGCCACCCCAAACGCAGTCACCTACAGTTGCGGGTTGAATACAGTACATTGTTTCGTTAGCAATACCACCCCAAATAATGATTGGCTTTGCGGCAGTTGTGCCACTGCCGTTAGTGTTGGCGGATATATCTGTTCGGACTAAGCCATTAAGTAAAACACCCGTGTTAGCGGTCAAACGTGAGGTAATTAAATATTTGCCCATATCAAATACAACTTCGCCACCACCACGAGTTGATACTTGATTAATAGCCGATTGAATAGCAACAGTGTCATCAGCGACACCGTTCCCAACAGCCCCGAAGTCTTTAACATTAACAATTTCTCTATTTTTGCTTTGCACTGTACGCGCTACAGCGTTTGTACCTGCTTGTATAAAACCAACTAAAGAAGACCCTGAAGACGCCGCAACACTATTGATGTAGTTTGTAAGATTTGTCTGCACCGCGTTAGCTAGACCTTGGGCAGACGTAATGTTATCGACCGTCCAGATCGATACATCGTTGCTATCTTTAAGAACAAATTTGTATGATGACGTGCCTAACCAAACGTTCGCTTCACCACGGACGTCTAAGATAATCGGGTTGGTGTTAGACGTCGTGCCTGTCGAATCGGTATAGGTCGCTAGCGGTGTGGTTGTGCCAGCTTGATAGGAGTATAGTTTGCCGCCTACCAGCAATTCCCCGCTCGATGAAAAGAACTGAAGTTTTGGGCTAGGTGATAAATCAGTTGGCATGATATTCCTTAAAGTGCGGCAATGATAAAGGCTAACAACTCGCTGTATCGCACACCTAAACGCGTTTGTGAAGAGCCGTCTGAGGTATTCCATGTATCACTGCAAAACAAACCGTATTTTGACGCATCTAAGCCTTCTGCGGCAAATGCTTCTTGAACTTCTTGCGCGATAACACCAAAATGAATCCGCGCCTCATCACCTTTGGCCTCAACAGCGTCGTTCCATTTAAACGCCCGTATGAGTTTTTTGACTCGTTGAGCCGTGCGCTGCTCGGCGTCTGACAAATTTCTGATCTGCTGTTTTTGATTTGCGTCTGACGTATTGATCGTACCTGTGGTTGCGTAGACCACGGTGTATCTAAACGACGCAGTACCTAGCGCGCGGACGTTATCTACAGTAGGACGCCAAGTGTTGTTGTCACCCGCAAAAATAACAGTACCTGGGTAAGACCCATACGCAAGCAATACGCCGTTAGGCCCACCTAAAACCGCATAAGAAGTGTCTTCATAAAAATAAGTGTTAGATGTTTTGTAAGTAGCACCAACAAACGCGTTACTAGTGCTTGAAAACGTCTTAACGCCGGAGATGGTTTGGGTGTCAGTTGTTGTGACAATACCAGCGCCGGTAAGTGATGTCGCGCCTGTTCCACCGTTAGCTACAGCAAGCGTACCTCCAAGCGTCAACGTTCCCGATGTAGTGATCGGACCGCCGGTAAGCGTTAACCCCGTAGTACCACCACTACCGCTGACGCTAGTTACCGTACCGCTGCCGCCCGTTGCAGAGATGGTTATACCACCCGAACTGTTGCTAATCGATATGTTTGTGCCTGCGGTTAGGTTGGCAACGCTGTAGCCTGAACCGTTACCGATAAGTAACTGACCGTTAGACGGCGTGGATGTGACGCCCGTACCGCCGTAGCCAACACTTATGGTTGACCCGTTCCACGTACCTGCGGCGACGACACCTGACAAGTCAAGGTTTTGTGAGTAAACAGTTGTCCAGCGTTGGCTTAAGGTGCCGCTGCTGTAAGACGCTGTAGTAGATGGGCGAAAAGATGTGGCGTCGCCTACGTAGCGGCTTGTGCCTGGGTACGTACCGCCACTAGCCAACACAACACCATTAACCCCACCGATAACCGCGTAAGATGTGTTTTCACCAAAATAGGCGTTTGTGGTTGCGTAAGTGGTGCCTGCATAAGTGTTTGAAAAACTAGTAAAGTTTTTCTGACCACTAATAGTTTGAGTGCCGGTTGTTGTGACAATACCAGCGCCCGCCAGCGACGACGACCCCGTACCACCATTAGCGACGTTTAACGTACCCCCAAGCGTAATCGTGCCAGACGACGTAATAGGACCGCCAGACGTCGTTAATCCTGTCGTACCACCCGAAACATCAACTGAACTTACGCCCGTAGACCCCGACGCGCTTATCGTGATTGATCCTGCGCCGTTCGATATAGAGATGTTAGAACCAGCAGTCAATGTGGCTAACGAATAGCCAGAACCGTTTCCAATCAACAGTTGCCCATTAGACGGCGTTGATGTGACACCTGTGCCACCATAGCCAACTGTTATGGTTGAGCCATTCCATGTGCCTGCGGCAACAACACCTGACAAGTCAAGGTTTTGCGAGTAAACCGTCGTCCAACGCTGTGTCAGCGTACCCGAACTGTAAGAGGCTGTTGTTGAAGGCCTAAACGACGTAGCGTCGCCTACATATCGGCTTGTGCCAGGATAAGTAGCACCGCTAGCTAATACGACACCATTAGCGCCGCCTACAACGGCATACGCGCTGCTTTCACCTAAGTAAGCGTTAGAACCTGTGCCGCCGTCTGACGTGGCGTAAGTAGTGCCAAGAAACGTGTTGGTATAGCTAGTAAAGTTCTTTTGTCCGCTGATGGTCTGCGTGCCGGTTTTAGTCACGATACCCGCGCCGTCTAGCGTCGTTGAGCCCGTACCGCCGTTAGCTACAGCAAGCGTACCCGACATCGTGATGGTGCCGGAAGACGTGATAGGCCCACCTGTAAACGTCATGCCTGTCGTACCGCCAGACACATCAACGCTAGTCACAGTGCCGCTAGACGTTGATCCTGGTGGGATAATCGGCGGCGATAAATTAGCGTAGCTATCAATGAAGATTTGCATAGCCGCAGGCAGTAACGCTTGGCTATCGTCGGCAGACGGCACGACAAAAGGCGGCGAAACTGCTTGGCTATCATCAAACGATTGTTGAGCAAACGGTGGTAGCAACGCTTGATTGTCTGCCACTGACATAGGTGTGACGGCAGGAGGCGCTAGATCAGTAGCGCTACCCGCTACTAATATGTTGATGTTTTGCGCGGGCGGTCCAACTTGAAGATCGTCAAGACTTGTCTGGTTGTTGCCCTGCCCCACCAACGTAAACAGATTCAAAAAGAACCGATACCATTCGCGTGAGATAAGACCCGTCTTTTCGTCAATAATATTGACGCGGGGCGCGGGTATGTTAGTGATGTTAAGCATTGGTTGGCGTTATGAGAATTTCCGCGCCCATAATTGCTGTCTTAACAGGATCAGTCATTGATAACTCATAGACCCTATCGCGCAATTTCATTGTCATCCCTAGACGTCTAAACCAAACGCGGTGGCCGTATTCACCAATCTTACCAACCGAGGATGTACGGTAGTTAGACCATGTGTGACCACCATCGTCAGACCAACGCAGCATAACCTCTGGGTCGCTACCTTGGCCTGTGGATAGCCCAACGCCAGACTCAATGTCGATCTGCATCGAATACTGCGCGGTGCGTTTGAGATTGTTTTGTCCGGTCGGCAGCGGTCGCCATGATCGCAGCCACTTTTGTATTTGTCCGTTGTCAGCGTAGGTGTCAAGGTCAAACGCGTAAATGTTGCCGTTTTGATAGTCGCCCACAATAATTTTATTGTTGAACGCCATCTGGCAATTGCTGCGGTGCCGCGTAAATGACCCGTTATTCCACCCAGCGCGCTCATGCCATGCGCCTGTCGCAACGTCATAGACCCAGGTTGTATTGGCGCTGGGGAAGATAAGCACGTAAAAGCTGTGGCCGTCTTGCTGATAGGTGTACGCTAGCGCGTCAGTAAGATTGCCGTACTGTTGAATTTGCCACTCAACCGCGTGGGTACTGATGCGTTGGCCGGTGTAACCGTTAGCGCGGTAGACAATACCTTGGCCTCTGGCGTCAGCGCCCAACCAAAACAGACCGTTATCCATCTTAGCGATGGTGTACGCTGAGATACAACCAATCTCATTAAACGCGCCTTGGATGCGCTGTAACGGGAAATCGGGCGTACCAGCGTTGTACCAAACTTCAACGGTACTTGTGCCGTACACCCAAACTTCACGATGATCAACAATAAGACCCACCACACCGTCAGGCGATCCTTCAGCGCTTGCAAAGTCAAGTGGATCGATAGACGTACCGTCAAGCAGTTGCGTAACCCAAATACGTTGGCTGTTAGGCTCATTAAAAACAAAGTAGCCGTCAATATAGCCAACCGTTACCGCACCAGGAAAATCAGGGTCTATGATCTGACCAAAGTCGCCGGTGTCAACGTTGTAGATGTAACTAGGACCGTTGCAGGCAATGAATAGCTGTATGCCGTTGTCAGCCATGCTGACAGGGCCAGTGCCAGGAATAGAGCCGATAAGCGTAGCGGCGTAGCTGGTGTTGATTCGGTACAGTTCGTTACCGGATACAACAAACGCGGTACTGTTATCAGACGAAAATGTCCATAGCCCTCTGATGGGGCCGCTGCCGATCGTAGCAAGGTTTAATAGGCCAGGACAGCGCTGAAGAAACGCAGGTTCTTTGCCGCCTTCCGGCACTACCTCTGGAAATAAATTGACCATCCTCGCATCGGCTGCGTTGACGGAACGGGCAACGTAAGTCGAGCCAAGGATCGGCGTTTTCATTAGAAATTATTGGCGTAGATGTTGTACCGTTGACGCGTCGCAACAATCGGGTAAGGTATAGCCATAAGGTCGCCAGGAAAGTTAACGCGCTTGATGTTGCGTTTACTTGACATGGCAATACGCTGTACCTGCGGTGAAGGTTCTACACCAAACTCAGGTGCTAACTCGCACGCTAGGTTGTAGCGAAACGCACGTAAATAGCCTGGTGGAAAATACATGTTCGTAGAGACGCTTGACACTTCAGTCAATGTTTCTACCGAGATGATATGCCACTCTAACGCTTTGATAGGCACAGGGTAAATGGTCATTTCCATGTCTGGAAAGGTATTGTTGACCCATAAAACCTGCGGATAGGTGGACGTAACCGTTTTGAACGCGATGCCGTCGTACTGCTGCTGATTGATAAGTTTGACGCCAAACGACAACCCTGATGAAGGGTCTTTAAAGTAAGTTGCGTCGTCAATTTCAATAGGACGGTTGCCTACGAAATCACCAGTAGGCCCAATCGTGCGTGACATAGTGTAAGCAGGCCACGTAAACACCTGATCTTGCGTGCTGAACACAGATAAGCGCTCAGTATCCCAAGATTGAATCATTTGATTCATAGCCATGATGGAATCTTGCATCACAGCAACTGATGGCTGTTCGCCTTCGGCCAACACACCAAGAAGTCTAAGTGATCCTTCTATTAGTTCAGCGGCAGTTGTCATGACTCAAGCTCCTGAGTTCTACGGCTGCGACGACGAGGCTGAAGCTCATTAACAGGCTCAAGTTCAGCATCTAAATCATTAGGATCATACACTTCCCAGCCGTTTTCTCTATCATTATCGGCTTCTTTATCAGATATAGCGACTTTAGCGCCGTGCGTGGCGTGACGAAGATAGATGACGGCCATAGTTTTAATTGGGGGTTGTTAACCCCCGCGCCTTTACACGCAGTGAATAATAGCGAAATTGATAACAACTGCTTCAGATAACGAGCCGCCTGAAATGTTACGCACGGTGATCGAAGCTGAACCTGCGCTTAAACCTGAAACCCAGCAATTGTAAGCACCTGAAGTAGCGCCGCCGCTCACGTTCAAAATCAAGATGTCGTTAGTAGAAATGAACGAGTTGTTCAACGTAAAAGTTACGTTGGTTACGCTCGCCAAAGCTGCGTTGTTCATCGTGATCTGACCAGCAGACTTATTAAGCGTTACAGCGGTTGATTTGCTAGTAGCTTGGGTTACCGTACCTTGGGCGTTTGCTGTGTAACCAAACTGTTCATCAGACAATATGTACTGCGATCCAATGATGTCTTGGTCAGTAAAAGCAACGCCGATTGGCTTAGTGTTTGACATAGCTAATCCTTTTAAAAATAGGGGGCGAACCCCCTATCAATTACGCAATCCGATAAGCCGTCCAAGTGCCAACGCCGGTCTTGCGAGCCAGCCACTGCGACGATGTACCTGCCGATACCGCAGCCGTGCCAACAAGCGTCCAGCCCGTGCCTGCCGTTACGGTTATTGCATCTGTACTGTCGATGTTAACCACCGCAAACGTAAACGCTGCATTGACCTTAGCCGCCGAAGAAATTTCATCTTCAAGCAACGCGACCGTGGGCAGCGTCATTGCACCAGCGGTGCCGTCAAACGTAAACAGACCGTTTGCCAATTGAGCCGCTGTAACCGTAGCTGCGCCAGTAAGCGCGGTAGGAGCGCCTTGAACAAACAACAAAGCCTCGCCGGTATTACCGTCGTTGTACTGATAGCCACCAGCACCATTAGGAATTGCCATGATAAATCCTTTCAAAAAATAATTTGGTAAGGGGGCCGAAGCCCCCTAGATCGTTTAGCCCCAGAGTCGAACAGCCATCTGTGGACGAATCACGCTGTAGCCATAGAGCACGTCAATACGGCAGGGCATACGGTCGTTGTTGATGTCGTACTGACGAACAATACGCATCGAAATACCGTTATGAACCTGACGCGATGCCATGTCAATGCCTTGCGGCATCATCAGATCGGCAGTGGCGAAAGTGATAGCGTCTTTGTGGTAGACGAGGTTTTGTGGGTACTGGCTAGATGCTGCGCCGACAAACACAACAGCTTTGCTGGTAGCAGGAAGGCTAGCAACGGTAGCTAAGGCGTTACCCGAAGAATAGATCGGAGCGACAGTGATGTTACCTGCGCCAGAGCCATTCAGCGTGACGTCAACGGTTGCAACGAACTGGAACAACGAACCAGTGGACTCACGGGTTTGTGGGTTAACTGCATAGCAATCAGCCACAGTAAACACGTCGCCAGCTTTGACGGTTGCGTTAGCACCTGCGCCAGTGATGGCGATAGTGGTTGCGCCTTCGCTTGTTACAGCAGCAGACGTTGTACCGCCGGTAGCCGTACGCGAGCCGGTCGTAAACTGCTTGATCGACTGAGACATGTTGATCTCATCAAACCCAAGCACACCCATACCCATCATGCCGTTCTTGAACTGACGGCTGATCGTGTCGGTGGGGTTGAAAAGACCTTTCATGCCTTCAACCAAACCAGCGTTAGCGGCTGGGTTGACCGTGGCGTAACGGGGCGACATAACCGCAGCGTTCTCGTTAAGTTTCTGCTGTGCTTGCAACAGAACCAACGATGTAGCGGGCGTCGTTCCAGGCGTACCAACTGTGTTACCGATGTACTGGTAGGAGTTAGCAACGTCAGCGTCGATGCTAGCAGCAAGCTGGCTAATACGAGGCTTAAGCACACGCTCTGCGAAGTCGTCCAACTGCAAGGTCAATTCAGCAGATGTGAAGTTAACACCGATGTGCTTTTGCGTAGCAACAGTCAACGTGGTGTATTGCTCGTTATCGCTTTGGACTTGCAGTGCAGCACCGTCAGTGACAAGCGCACGGTCCGGGAGGCGAATACGGAGGGTCGAACCAATCTTAGCGCCTTCAACGGCAAAGCTGTCGTCGTACTGGCGGTTTAC